CAAGGCCGCCTGAGACGCTTCGGCCTGCCCGTGAGTAGGAGCAAGCCATGACGCGCTCCATCACCAAGCTTCCCGCTGCCCGCCTCCGCCTCAAGGAGATCGATCTGTGCGGCTGGATCGGCCAGGCCATGCCCGGCGACATGCTCGAATACCATCGGGGCTTCCTGGCTCTCGATGTGACGGAGCAGGGCACGCGGCTTGCCGAGCGCGATCGCGCCGAGCTTGTCCGTGTGGCGCGCCGCGCCTGGTGGGCGGCCGAGCAGCGGCTCGTCCATCTCGTGCAGCGGCGGCATGGCCCCGACGACTACAGCTATCTCGCGATCGCGCGGCCGAAGCCGAGGCGCGTTTCGGCATCATTCGCCTCATTCCTGCTCCAGGAGGTCGCGTGATGGGAACGGAGCGCAGCAATCGGCCGCAACTCGCCGACATTCAGACAATGCCGGTCGGCGAGATCGCCAAGCTGCCGGCGGAGCATCTCGCGCTCCTGCAGGAGGAGGCCGACCAAGCGTTGAACGCGGCAAAGCAGATCAGGGACTGGCTCGATGGCGCGATCGCGCTGCGCTACGGCGAGCAGGCGGCTGCCCTTCGTGCCGCGCAAGGCAAGGATACCGGCACGGTGCGCTTCAATGACGGCTCGGTGACCGTCATTGCCGACCTGCCCAAGAGGGTCGAGTGGGACCAAGACCGGCTCGCCGCACTGGTCGAGCGCATCCGGGCGAGCGGTGAGAACCCTGCTGCGTACGTCTTGACCGAGCTCAAGGTCTCGGAGCGCGCCTATGGCGCCTGGCCTGAAGCCATCCGCCAAGCCTTCGCACCGGCCCGCACCGTGCGGATCGGCAAGCCGACCTTCCGTCTCATGCTCAAGCCTGAGGAATCCCGATGAGCAACTCCGCTCGCATGGCCGCACTGCGCAAGCGCCACTATGGCCTCGAGGCCCTTCCCGACACCATCGTCATCCCCGCGCTGGGGGCACGGTGTCCCGAATCCACTGTAAAGGCGATCGAGGACGCGACGCTCGACGACATCGCTTTTGCACTGCGCGCGCTCGAAGCCGAGTTCAACATGGTGGGGGATCGGCTCCACGCACTGCGCCGGCTCTATGTGCTCGCCCGCGAAGCCGGGGCGCTCGGCTGCGAGCGGGCCATCGACCTGCTCGCCGAGGGGGGCCGCTGATGGCGCTCAAGATCGTCACCGCCGACGAGCGCCTCGCGGAGGCCGCTGCCAAGACCACGATCGCCATCTTCGGGCCGAGCGGGGTCGGCAAGACGTCGCTCCTCAAGACGCTTCCGGCCGAGGACACGCTCTGCATCGATCTCGAAGCGGGCATGAAGTCGGTGCAGGACTGGCCGGGCGTGAGCATCCCCGTGCGCACGTGGCTCGACGCGCTCGACGTCGCCTGCCTCGTCGGCGGCGTCGACCCCGCCGCGTCCGCCGACGCGTTCTTCTCGGATGCTCATTATCGCCACGTCGCCGCAACCTACCCCGACCTCGTCCGCCTGATCGCGGGCAAGCGCATCGTCTTCGTCGACTCGATCACCGATCTCACCCGCCAGGCCATGGCCTGGGCCAAGACGCGACCGGAGGCCTTCTCGGAGCGCACCGGCAAGCCGGACACGCGCGGCGCCTACGGGCTGCTGGCGCGCGAGGTGATCGCGCTCCTCAAGCACCTGCAGCACGCGCAGGCGAAGACGGTGATCTTCGTCGGCATCCTGGAGAAGGTCACAGACGAGCTCAACCGCACAGTCTGGCAGCCCCAGCTCGAAGGCGGCAAGGCGGGTCGCGAGCTCCCCGGCATCGTCGACCAGGTCATCTCCATGAGCTTGTTCGTTGCCGACGGCGAGGGCTTCCGCCACGAGCCCGAGCGCGGCGCGGTGCGCCGCCTCGTCTGCCGCCCCAACCCTTACGGCCTACCCGCCAAGGACCGTTCCGGCCGCCTCGATGTGACCGAGCCGCCCGATCTCTCCGCCCTCCTCGCCAAGATCAATGCCTCCAAGAAAGGATGACCCCATGCCCCTCGACATGAACGACGCCGAGCCGCAGCGCACCGGCGAGCTCATCCCCGACGGCACCTTCGCAAAGATCGCCATGACGATTCGCCCGGGCGGGATCGATGGTCCGAACGAGACCGATCGCGGCCTGCTCAAGGCTTCGACCTCCAGCGATGTGCTCCTTCTCGATTGCGAGTTCACCGTGACCGAAGGCCCGCATGCCCGGCGCAAGTTCTGGCAAATGTTCACGGTCTCAGGCGGCAAGGTGGACGAGCAGGGCGTCTCGATCGGCTGGAAGATTTCGAAGAGCACCTTCCGTGCCATGATCGACTCCGCGCTCGGGCTCGATCCCAACGACATGAGCGAGGCGGCGAAGCAAAAGCGCATCCTGCGCGGCCTTGCCGACCTCAACGGGATCGTGTTCGTGGCCAAGATCCGGGTCGAGCCGTCCGACAACCCCGCCTACCGCGACCAGAACCGGCTCGATCGGGTGGTGCTGCCCAGCGAGAAGGAATGGAAGGCGGTGATGGAGGGCCGCGAGGTGGCACCGAGCCCGAGCCGTCGCGCGACACCGGCACCCGCACAGCCAGCCCAGCCGGCTTGGAACCGCGCCCCGACCGTGCAGCCGCCGGCACCATCCGTGACGCCCGCCTGGGCGGGCGCGGCCACGCCGGCGCAGTCGCAACCGCCGCAGACGATCAAGCCTGCCGGCCCCGCTTGGCTCAATGGCTGAAAACCATGACCGATGACGAGTGGCAGGCCCACGTCACGCGCGAGGCGGCAAGGGAGATCGGCCGATGGCTCGAAGGGCGCGGCGCTGGAAAACTCCGAAGCCCCATCGCCTCGCTCACTTTGGCCGATCTCGAAGCGATGGCGAGCAATGCCATCTCGCGCTGGATCGTCCTGCAATCGGAGCGCCTCGCACGGCAAGGCTGGCCTCAGGACGACCCGATCGGAAAGCTCTTGCTCGGGTGAGCCTCTGCGCCTTGTGCGGGCGCGAGGCACGCGGGTTCGCCTATTGCCACCGGCTGGCTTTCGACCGCTACCCCTTCTACCGCTTCTGCTCCATGCGCTGCCTCGATGCGGCAGCGGCGCTCGCTCAAAGGATGCACGGCATGATCGACAAGACCGCGCTCGAGAAGCAGGCGATCAAGGACGCTCGACGCTATTTCGCGGAGGCGCTGACCGAGCTCGGGCTCATGGCGCCGTTCTACGACCGCAAGGCGGAAGAGATCGATCGCCTCATCGAAGCCTGCATCGATGGCTTCCAGGAGTCGATGCAGCGCCAGGCGACCGAGAAACGGGTGCAGGAAGACGAATTGAGCGATCCTCTGCCGTTTTGAGAGACATGCTTCTGGATTTGAACCACGGCTCTGGTTTCATCTACGGGCGGCCGACGCAAGGCGAATGCCCCGCCGCCCGCATCAACGCACTCATCGACGCCGGTCTCGTTGCCGAACGGGAGCAGACGCCGCCGCGCGACTATCTCGGCGCAAGCCGCATCGGTGAACCCTGCGCGCGCCGCGTCGTCTACGAGATCACCCATGTGCCGCCGGACGAGGGATGCGAGGTGGACGCCGCAGCACTGCGCATCTTCGAGGCCGGGCATCTGTTCGAGCGGCTCTCCGCCCGCTGGTTGCGCGCCGCCGGCTTCGATCTACGCACCGAACGTCGGGACGGAAGCCAATTCTCCTTCTCGGCCGCCGGCGGCAGGCTGCGCGGCCACATCGACGGCGTCATCGTGGATGGCCCTGCCATCGGCATCGCCTGGCCGGCGCTTTGGGAACACAAGGCCCTGAACGCCAAGAGCTGGAACGACCTGGTCAAGCGGGGGCTCGCGGTGTCGAAGCCGATCTACTTCGCACAAGTCCAGCTCTACATGGCCTACCTCGGGGTCGAGCGCACCCTCTTCACGGCCCTCAACAAGGACACCCAAGCGCTCTACCACGAGGTGGTCGCGTTCGACCCCGCTCAGGCCCAGGCCCTCTCCGACAAGGCCGTCGCCATCCTCCGGGCAGCGGAGGCCGGTGAGTTTTTGCCGCGCATCGCAGCAGCATCCGACTTCTACCTCTGCCGCGCCTGTCCTTATGCGCGCCGCTGCTGGGAGGGTGCGCCATGAGCTTTGCACCCTCGGAACTGCAGGCCAAAGCCATCGCGGCGATCAAGGACTGGTTCACGAACCGCACTGCCAGCCAGCAGGTCTTCCGCGTGTTCGGCTATGCCGGCACCGGCAAGACCACCATCACCAAGCACGCGATCACCGAGCTCGGCCTTGATGCGGGTACGAGCGGCGGCGTGCTCTACGCCGCCTTCACCGGCAAGGCGGCGCTCGTCATGACCCGCAAGGGTACACCCGCGTCGACCATCCATTCGCTGATCTACCGTGTCTCGGAGGCGACGCCGGCCGAGATGGAACGGATCAAGCAGGACATCGCCGACCTCAAGGCGAAGCTCGCGTCCATGGGCGCAGCCGAGCGCCTCTTGGCAGAGTCACGGCTTCGCTCGCTCGAACTGCGATTATCCGACATTCACAAGCCGCGCTTCGTGCTCAACGAGCAGTCGATCCTGCGCGACGCCAAGCTCCTCGTGCTCGACGAGGTATCGATGGTCGGCGACGACATGGCGCGCGATCTCCTCGCCTTCGGCAAGCCGATCCTCGTGCTCGGCGATCCTGGCCAACTCCCGCCGGTGAAGGGTGAGGGGGCGTTCACGCAAGGGGAGCCCGACGTGATGCTCACCGAGATCCACCGCCAGGCCGGCGAAAGCGCCATTATCCGGCTTGCGACCTGGGCGCGCGAGGGCAAACCCATCCCCTATGGCGAGCACGATGCCTTCGTCTGGAAGATGCGCCGGACCGACGTTTCGCCTGCGCATATGCTCAAGGGCGGCCAAGTGATCTGCGGCAAGAACGCAACCCGCCTTGAGCTCAATGTCGCCATGAAGCGCGCGGCGGGCTTCGACGGTATCTATCCCACCGGTCGGGGCGAGAAGATCATCTGCCTCAAGAACCGCAACGATCTCGGGCTCGTCAACGGCATGTTCCTTTCCCTCGCCGAGGTCAAGGACGAGGACGACATTTCGTTTACCGCGACCATCACCACCGAGGACGGGCAGAAGATCGGTGGCGCCAACGGCGAGCGCGAACGCTTCCGCATCTACAAGGGGCACTTCGACGACCACGTGGCGCCCGATCCCGAGCGCGAGCGACGCGATCACTGGAAGAAGAAGACGATCATCGAGGTGGTCTGGGGCTGGGCGATCACCTGCCACAAGGCACAGGGCTCGCAATGGGAGAACGTAATCGTCTTCGACGATGGACTTGGTCGTACGGCGGAGGATCGCGCACGCTGGCTCTACACCGCGATCACGCGGGCCGAGCGCGGGCTCGTGGTCCTCGATTGAGGCGCGCATGATCGACCTCAACGACGTCGCACCGCCCGCGCCCCACATCCATTACGATCTCTATGCGATCGTCGCCGGCCTGCGCGACACTGCGGCAAGCTGGGTACCACAGCATTTTCCCGACGGCCGACGCGAGGGCGAGGTCTGGCGACTGGCCGATATCACGGGACGCGCCCCGCGCAAGAACGGCTCCTGCGTGATCGCCCTCGATGGCCCGCACGCCGGCGACTGGTACGACCACGACGGCGGCGAGGGCGGCGGTCCGCTCAATGCGCTTCAGCATGCCACCGGACTCGTGGGGCGCG